CCCGGAAGCAACGGCCACGCGAAGTTATTCCACTCGACTTCTGCCAGCGCGCTCTCGTAGAGATTGAATGGCGGATAGTAGCCGCTGATTCCTATCTCACAGGTAGTGTTAGTCGATACTGCGGCGTAGCTATTGGTGGGGCCGGCATTGCCACCAGAGGCATTCCATCCAGGAGACACCAAAGTAGAGGCCGAGAAAGTGCCGCCTCCGCGCGGATCATAGATGTCGTTCTTGCCCATCACCGTGAATCTGATCTCTGGGAACGATGGGAAGTCTCCGGTGTTGTATTCCAGTTTCAGATAGACGTAGGTGCATCCGGCCAAATAAGGAGTCTGCGTAGATATACTTGGTGGATCAAAGGCGACTATAGGGTTTTGATAGTCCATGCCAGCACTGGTCACGACTATCGAAGTCGGATCAATGACGCCTCCAGAAGCATTGCATGTAGCTTCCGCACCGCTGCCAAGGCCACTCAGATCCGTGATGGTGATACCTACAGGACCGTCAGCGTAGCTGTATCCAAGATTGTTCGCAGTGATTGAGTCGATCTCACCGTTACCATCTTCGTTGAATGTGGCTGTGCCTGATGCTGTTCCCTGTCCAGGGGAAGTAGAGGGTGACCATGTGCTGTCGTTCGCCTGAAGGGCGGAGCAGAACCCCGGATAGCTGGCTGTATCGGGATAGATGATTGAGGGTCCGACCCACGTGCCATCTACGACGGTCGGGTCGGAAGTCTGCTTCCCAAGGAACGCTGCACAGAAAACAGACCCCGTGAAGTTGTACTGCTTCCCGTCCGGGCCTGTGTGGTTGTTGCCGTCGGTGTTTCCACCGAAGTTGTAAGTGTTCCCATCCGTGGAGTACACGGTTTGGTTGTAGCTCGAGGTTGTATCCCAGAAGACTTGCCTTCCGTCCAGATAGAGATTCACGATTGCCTCGCAAGGATGTGTCGCGAGGCATATCACCATGTTGTACTGTCTATCGGTCGAACCAGTGGTCGAGCAGTAGACAATCGTTCCGCCGACTCTTTGCTCTCCCCGGATAACCTGTCGCAGTCCAGCAGGAGTGCGGGTGGTAACTCCCATCCCTGCGTTAGAGCCGAGCGCTTGAGCAATGCCGCTGGCTGTCATGGTCAGACCGGCAGAGATCAGAGCCATACCTGCGATGGTTCCGCCACCAGGCTCTAGGATGGCAAGGGCCAAGCCCGCACCTATCGCACCTACACCTACGACCGCCTCTCCGATTGCCTTGCTTATAAGGCACCGCCCATTGCGATAGAAGTCTGTCCCATGAATCGTCCGTTACTGGCTCTCGGTCTACTTAGTCTCTCGGTTATCATTCGCTCGCGGTACTTGGGGTCTTGCCAAGTAACCTTTCTGGCAGCCACTAGCTTTTGTCGTGTCACTTCCGACGTAACATGACCACGGTTAGCGCAACTATTCCTCCGCCTCGTTTCATCACTTACGACACGTCCCGTGTTTCTCCCGCGCGTTTCCTCAGACTGTTTCTGTCTTAACTGCTCTCCACCTTTAGCCCATCGTTGCCTAAGCCGATCACTCATTAACTGCCGGGTCGAATCGGATGCTTTGCGACCGCGAAGAGAGGCACTAATCTTGGCTCGTGTTGCCGCAGTCATGTGCCTAACGTCTCCACCGTCGGCGCAGTTGTACCCTCTATCGGGATTCGTGGTGTCTAAGAGGAGGATGTAAAGCTGTTCCTTTGCGTCTAGCTCATCCTGAGACCTAGCGACATCAATTACTCGTCTGCTAAATGCCGCCTCACCACGCTTGCGTATGGCATTGTGAAAGCGGTTGTTCGTACGATCCGTTCGGCTCTTGCTCGCGTGCTCACGCCATCTGACGCGTAATCCCTGCCGGGTCTGGCCGACGTACTTCTTGTCATTGGTTGTGTCAGTGACTAGATATATGTCTCCCCTACACATGCCACGCTCTCTCTATTCCAGAGATCGGAAACCTATACAGACCGTCGTGACCCATGGCGACAACGTGTCTGCCGTTCAAGTGAACCAGTCCGCTTACAAGGAAGCCGGTCGGAGCTTTGAATGCCACGAGGTCGCCACGCTGAGCACACAGAGGTCGAGACCATTCCCTGAGTTTGTACTTCTTCGCACAGTAGGCTGCTGCATCAGCAGCGGTCGTGCCTCCAGTTATGGACTTGATCAATGCGAAGGCTTCCTTTTCGGTGCTGTACTTCCCTCGGAAGTCATCAGCGATGTCTACGCCTGTAATGGCCTTGATTCCGTCAGCACAGAACGTGGAGCAGTCGTTCGCTCCCCACACGAACGGTTCGTGAGCCGAGTCGAGTAGAAAGTGGTGGAAGGAGTTGGTTTCCCAGTGTTGAAGTCTACGCATAATGTATCTATTCGCGCTAAGTTTGTTAGCCCCACTGCAAAGCTGTGTCATTAAGAATCTGCACCCAGTTGAATCCGGAATCCCCTGGATAGTAATAGTTCTGATCTCCGGCGTCGTACCGTCTCATTGTGGGACGTTGAAGATTGAGCATTCTATTCTCTAAGTTCAACGTGATGCTGATTGACTCCGTACTAATCGGAATCGTGGGCTTATCCACGGTGCCTACATACAACGGATACGGTGTCCCAACGATGGCTCCGTCAGAGAACAGCGCGAACCACACGGTCGCTGGTGCTCCTAACTGGATGTCGCTTAGGCAGTCCGCCATAATTGCAGGATCAATCCCGGAGAGTGTGATCGATGTTCCGTCCGCCCTAACATCGATCCCCTCGCTCACGTCACCTATACTGCCCAGTGAACCTAGCCCGAGGTATACGGTGGCGCCCACGGTCAAGCTGCCAACTCCAGACCACACGTGGTAAGTTCCACTGACCAGAGTCAGGTCAACCAATATGCATGGCTGAATGGCATTGCTGGTGATGCCAACGATCATTGGTGATGGCAGGTTACGGGGCATCCTATCTTGCCTCCGTGCACTGGAAGGACACGGTCGTCAATTGCGACGGTGACCAATGGATCGCTCGACGGTTGTTCGCAAGTCGGAATAGCCCAACAGGACTGGTGAGAATGATAGATGTGTCGTTCGCCGGAGTCTCACGGAGCGACGGCCATACAGTAATCGTCGCGTTGCCGTCTACGTCTGAAGTGACTGCTTCGCAGACACGGTACAGACGATACCCGACTTGAATCTTGTCACCCGGAAGCAATAAGTTGCCGGTGCTGCCGGTCCATCCATCTGTGTTCAGCGCGGTAGTCATCGGCAGATTGTTGGTGCCTGATGTGCTTACCAGTGGAGTTCCGGTTGCTACACCAAGAGGATTCAAGCTACGTTGGTCGCCAAGCTGGAAGACGTTAGCTTTGCCGCGCAACTCGGCTAAGAACGCCTCCCAAGGCCATGCCGTACTGATGTACATCGACGGCAGCGTAATCGTTGCATCCCAAGCGTCCCCACCCGGCCACTGTTGCGTCTGCTGGACATTCGTATAGGGCGATGTGAACACACTAACGGTGTCCGACATTCCCAACTCTATCTCCGAGGGTCCTGGATAGCTGGGCATCGTGCAGAGGTTGTAGGTGTTTGATCCGATGGTGATGACAGAGATCATTTACTTCCTTGGGGTCCGTCGTGCGTCATCTCTCGATGCAGCGATTGTGGAATTGCCGAAGTGAGGCAAGTAACTACCCATCGCTCTATGGACAGCCGCATTGACCGCAGCCGGATCACTGGCTCCACGCGCGTCGATGCTGATGGTGTGGGATACCCCGCCGCCCCTCGACATCAGAGACGATGTATCACGAGCGTTGTTGATCCGCGAGGTGCTTCCCACCGAGATCAATTCCGGGCCTCGTTCGCCTGTCATGTAGAAATCACTGGGGCTCATAACTCCGCCATCGGCCATTCCTACAAGTCCTGCCAGCGAGCTAACGCCGCTGAGCAGCGATGACGCACCTGCGCCAACATCAGCACCCGCTGCTGAAGTAACTGCGCTCGATCCGCCGAACAGTGAGGTTATTCCGCTGAGCATCCCGGTAGCACCGCTACCAATGGAGCTTCCACCGCTTAACAGGGAAGAAGCGCCTTGGCTCACAGCATCAGCACTCTTCGTATAAATAGGATCGCCAGAGGTGCCAAGCGGCTTGTGCTTATCGAACTTCTTGAGGAAGTCACCGACAACCGGAATCTTCTCTGCTGCCTTGATACCGTAGCCTTCAGTGGCCTGAAGGCCAGTCTTCGCTACATCCGTGAAGATACCTTTGCCCAGATCGGTGAAGGCATTCCTGTGCTGATAGTTCTGAGTGGTCAGAACCTTGATGAGGGTGTCATTGAAGCTATTGATTGAATGAATCAGCGTGGTGCTGACAAGGCTGGCAACATCGGTGAAAGACTGCGCCATCTTGTCGAGCGCAGTTATCGTAGCGCCTGCAACCGTATTTAACCGCACAGCAACTTCGTCCTGCTGAGACTGACTACCAGATGCAGCCGCGTGCTTGGTGTAGTCAGAGAGAGGAATTACTGCCCCGGCTTTCTGAGCATTCGCATATACGTCTTGCCACTCACCCTGAGCTTGGTTGTGGATAGCCTGAAGCGCAAGAGCCGCAGCCAGCTTCGACAACTTGCCTTGATCCTCCAGGAGTTTGACTTGCTCTTCCTTGAGCTTCTCGTCGGCCTCAATCTGCTCGACAGCGTTCTTGAAAGCTAGCTCAGCCGCTTTCTGTTGACCCTCGGCAGCCCTCTTCTGATTCTCGGTAGTCTCCCTGTTGGCTCTTTCCTCATCTTCGCTACCGGTCAGGAATTGGGTGACACCTGTCTCGCTAACCGAGGGTGAAGGTATGACACTGGCATTTAATGTCTGGCGAGTCTCCTCAAGATGCTTAATGTAAGCCTCGGATGATTGACGCATCATCTCGATCATGGCTGTCTGTGCGCGGCGAGCCTCCTGGTCAGCGGCTGTCTTATTCGCGTCGAGCCTATCCTTGGTTCCTTGATCAGTTGCGATTGCTGTGGTCAGATGGCTGGTGGACAACATACCCTTAGTACCAGCAATCAACTCAGTCAGAGTGCGTACATCTGTTTGAAGAGAGTCTGTGACTCCTGAAACCTGTCCGCCGAAAGCCATTCCAGGATTCGAGGTTACTAAGTTAAGTTGTTGTTGAGCAGTAGTGAGTTTCTTAGTGGCTGCATCAATCGCATTTTGGATTGCGATGTCTCTATACTTTGTTGGGTCAAGACCAACAAGGGCTCTTTCTGTTCTGTCTTTCCCGGCCGTGCCAGCGTCAATCTGATTTAGCCTATCCTGCAAACCAGTAGCAATGTTGTAGGCCGCGACGCCGCCCTTACCAGCACCCCTCGGCTGCAAAGCATCAGTCCATGACGATGCCGCCAGTTGGTCCTTTAGAGCAGTTGTAATCTTCGCAATGTCAGCATCGAGCGCCTTACCTAGATCGTCAGCAGCCGCTGTCGCTTCCTCAATAGCCTGCTTCATGAGGTTTTGCGGCTTGTGCTCTAACTTGGCAATCGCATTGTCGAGTTTGGTCTTAGTCAGTTCGAGCTTGTCGTTTGTGTCCTCGATGGGACGTATGGCAGATTCCCATGCCGCAGCATTCTTCTTAGCTGCTTCCTCGGTCTTCTTGATGAATGCTTCGACCTTCTCGGTCACCTTGACCACGGCGTCAATCATTGCGAAGATGATCACTGCGTCAAACGCAGCATTCATTGCCGTGGCAACACCTGGAAGTTTGCTGATTACATTCTGGAGACCTCGAGGGAGACCGATACCAATGTCTTCATTCAGCAAGCGAACCGCTTCACGAGACTTGCCTACCTCGGCGCGCGCTTGGTTGCCGAACTCGCGCATGGCTCCGCCTGCGTCCTGAGTCGCCTTACGAAACGCCTCAGTACGGAGAACTAAATCCACATACGCGGAAGCTACTTTACCTGATGGCATGAGACCCTTAGTCTGGCTTCTGTGGTGGTGCTTTCCCGTTCAAAACAGCAATGAACTGGAATCGCTGGGCAAAGTCGATTGCTATTTCCTGTTCCGTCCGCTCATGCTCTTTCTTGCGTGGCATGAAGTCCATCGGAGACAGCGGCTCCTTCGGTCTGCACATAGAGAAATTGGCTGTCACCGATGCGAGCAACCCGACAAGCATCTGCTGTCTATCCTGTGCTTGCTTGTGTCGCCGCATGAGAGCAGCCAACTGACGACCAGTAATGTGCCAGAACTCGACTTCGGAAAGACCGATATCGTATCTTGCGGCAGTCCATAGATTCAGCCAACGCTTCTCGTTGGTTATTGGGCAGCCGCTATCACTTCCCCCACGTCTATCGCATCCTCTTCCGGATCGGGTTCGGCTAGACCGGCTGTCCAGGCCATGAGAACCTTAGCCCAGACTTCTGCCCAGTTCTTCCGAGTAACGAGTGCCTTAGTCTGAGCAAAGGTCATGTCCGGGTAGTTCGCGCCAAGACATGCGAACAGCATCCCCTGGACCATCTTGATGGTCGGAGTGTTGATGTCTTTCTGCCGAAGTCCGGTTAAGAGCGGACGATCTAGGGCTTCCTCTGCTCTCGATACAGCTTCGAGATCAAAGAGAAGCTCACAGCGTTCACCGTTGATGTCCAGTGTTGTAGTAGGTTGAACTGGGTTCACGGTTAGCTCCCGAGGGTAATCGTCATGATCGTCGCGAGCTTAAGGTCCATCTTCCACGCGATTGCCTTGTCAACAGAAACGTTGGTTGGAATCGGGTTGGATGACACCCATGCGTTGAACTCGTAGACGTTGCCGCTCGTAGACTGACCGGGGAGCAGTCCTAACTGAATCTGGAACTGGTTAGGCAGTCCCGATTCAAAGGCCGTCTGCACCGCCACAAGACCGGGGTCGCTGGGCAGGAAGATACCTTCTGCCGAGAACTCGCCAAGGTCGAGCAACGTGAGCAATGATTCCTTCGCAGTGCCAACTCCAATCGTCGGAGATGAGACGTTGGTCACGTCGTCAAATGCCCACTTTTGCTGCGGCATTGAGAAAGTCTTCAGTTGTAGGATTGCGATTCCGGTCGGTGTGGAAGCCGGTGCCAGCGTGTACTTCGTTGGTGTTGCCGAAGGAGCCGGAGCCGGTGTCGCCAAAGTAGCCGCGGTGCTTGAGATAGCAAGTACTGCGCCGTAGCCCGTACCTGCCTTAGTAATAGTACCTGCCATAATGTTTACCTCTGTATGTGTGTGTTGGGTAGTGCGTGGATTAGATGTCGCTATAAGTAATAAGCGCATGTATTGAACTACGAGAAAGAAAGCTGGCGTTATCGAAGCTCTCAGTGACGTTCACTATCTCAATGAACCACACCACATCGCCGCTGCTTAGGGTTCCACTGAAGGCACTCAAAGCCGCTTTGACGGCGAGAGCCAGCGTGTGAGCTACCAGATAGCCGCCTGGGTTTAGCTCCGCCATGCAGTCGAAGACGAATCGTGCTGTGGACAGTCCTTCAGAGCTCGTCAGCGTGTACGCTGGTGAATCGGAAACCTGCTGGTATATCACGCAAGGGTAGCCCGTCAAAGCTACAGGCGCAGGGAGCGGCTGCACCGCGTTGCCGACAATGGCGGTAACGGGAGTACTGGCGAGCAAGAGCGAAACTAATCCGTTAGTCAGCACTCTCTACACCCCCTGTATCGTCCGACTCTATGAGCTTTCCTAGCTCGACGAGCAACACATCTACAGCAGCCTCTGCGCTTTCATCGAACGCGGAACTCATATAGTGCCTACCGCTGATGTGGGTCTTGCTCTTCACGTTGTCGAACCCGTTCTCTATGAGCCACGCCACTTGGGTGGTCTCGATTGGTGCTCCGACCTTGACTCTCGGCGGCAAGATCCGTCCGACCTGAACCTGTGTCGTGAGGCTTTCTCTCAGGACACCCGGCGCCAGCGAGTTACTGCCTGAGTCTTCGGCCGCCTCGTCTGTGCGTTCCGGACATAAGACCTTCATGGGTCCTAACATCACGGCACCGGCCAATTGAAGAGCGTCACGTACTTTCCCCTTGGCGACCTTGACGGGCATTGCCTTTAACATCGCGTCTATCTCGTGAGTGTCCACGGTAATGTCAACGTCTTCAGGCATTAACTTGATCCCACGTCCAACCCAGTACAGGCGAGATTCAAAACACGATGCCGTCTCTGGACATCGTCCGTCGCATCGACAACATAGGTCTCGTCACCAAACGTCACTTGCTGACCGGGGACTACATCGACAGCCGGATACCGAATCTGAATCAGAGCGGTGCTGTTACTTGCCAGAGCATTGCCACTAAAGCTGAGTCGGAAACTGTTACTCGCAGTGCTCAGAATCGCTGCCCTTGTGATGAGCAGAGGCGTCCAGGAAGCATTCAGTTGACCAGCGGCGTCACGCGCTGTGTCCGAGGCTTGTATGGTCACGATATGCCGCAGGGTTCCGGGCTGGATGTACAGTGAGTCAGCCATTAGTTGTATCCCCAAAAGAACGTATCGAAGACGTAGCCGGATAGCAGAGCATCAACACCCGTCTCGATTGACTTGGGTGGACTCATCTCTGCCGAGTCACGATGGTTGTACCAATAGCTGATGAGCAGGAGCATCGCTTGGCAGATAGCTTGTGGGCACGTGTTAACCTCAACACCGTCGCCCCACGTTCCCGCTGTGTACGTCACTTGCACGGATCCGGGTGTGAAGTATGCGGCTGTCGGCCAAGTGCATGACCACTTCGGCACTATGCGGCAAGGCTCACCAATGAAGTCTGCGTTGTATGTGGCTGGATCAACCGTTTGCTGTGTTCCTGTCTGGTCGAGATAGGTGATCGACGTGATAGCAGTGCAACGCGGCAACGGGAGCCGGATTGCCAACATATTCCAGATGTACGTGCCAGTGAAGAACGCTGCACGATCGGATGGATTCAGAGTCGAGCCGAATGTCGGTATAGGGAAGTTATCGAGCGAGAGCAGGACTGTGCGATTGAAGATCGCACGCTGCATCTTCTTTTCACAGAACTGACGAGCGGCAACAATCAGCGCGGTGATGAGATTGTCATCGTCGGTGAAGCCAGTATCCACGACGCACTGCTGTTTCGCCTGTGCGAGTGTGACTGGCTCGACTATCGGAGCCGATGTCTCTATGTAGTTTGGGACCATATCTAAGCTCTCTTCTTACGGGACCGTGTGACAGCCTTCTCGGTCGGCTGCTTCGTGGCCGTTTCGATCTTCTTCGTGCGCTTCATGTATTCACAGAGACCTTGAGTAACCCACGTGGCGGCTATGTCGTCTCTCACACTGAGAACACGACCAAGAGTGTGCAAGTCTTGACCTGTATAGAACGGCTTTAGCACGCGCACGAACATGACGACTCCAGGAGTTGCAGAGAGTCGAGTCGGGTAAGACTCGGCTCCCTGTTGAGTTGGTTACGAGTTAAGCTGCCTTCTTTGCTGGCACGTCCTTCTCGTGATCGTGAGCGGCAGCGACAGCCTTATCGAGAGCTTTCTTTTGCTTCTCCTGGCTCTGCTTCCGTTGTTCGTCGGCCTTCACCGCACTCTCACGAACGCGAGCTTCAGCCGCGTCGTTGTATGCTCCCGCTTGAACGGTCAATGCTGCCTTGAGAGCAACGTTGGCATCCTTGACAGCAAGGTCGGCAGCTTCCACTTTCCGCAGAGCATCTGCGTAAGAAGGCTGCTTGGTTTCAACTGGGAGCTTGGTTTCTACTGGGATCGGGTGAGAAACCTGCTTGGGTTCTACTGGGACCACTTGGGTAGGGAATGTGGACATCGTATCTCCTTATGACTTATGTATCGGGAGCCAAGCCGAAGCCTGGCTCCCTGCTGAGTTGATTACGAGTGAGCAACCTTGAGCCCAAGTACCGGGTGAGTTCCGGCATCTATGGTCACGCCGCCCGCACGGAAGAACGGGATGAATCCAACGGACAGCGAATCGATGTACCGCTCAGTCGCACGCAGGATCACCAAGCCAGGGTTGACCAGCTTGAGCGTGTAACCCTCGTTGAAGTCACCGTAGAGCAGCGGATAAACGCCGGTTGTGGTTGCGGTCGGCAGTGACGGCATCGCTTGAACGAGCTTGACTGGACGGCCAAGCAGAGTGTCAAAGGCGTTCGCCGTCGGAGCCGGGACATAGAGCGGCCTACCAAGAGCATCAGTCACGCCGATTAGCGCACCGCGTGTGCTGGAGTTGAATACCCACGAAGCATTGGCCTCATACGCCGGGTCGAGCTTGGCATAGATAGCCGCGATGTCGTTGTATCCAATCGCGCCGGTAGTGGCAGCCTCGGAGACTGTTCCAGCGCTCATCGTTGCGATGACGCCAGTTGCAGTCACAGAGCAACCTGAGGCAGAACCGAGTCCGAGAATGGACGCGATGTTACCCGAGGTTGAACCGTTGACGATCATGGAAGAAAGGCCACGGAAGTACGACTTGCCGATGGTGTTCTTCATGAATGCGTCAATGTCAAACGCGGAGTCCTGGAGTTCAGCGAGTGATACGAGAATCGCTGGACGCTGGACAACTGAGGTACTGAGCAGTGCGCCAGTGAACGTTGGATTCTCTGCGGTGTTGAGATCAGCGACGTTCTCGGTCTCTTCATACCACGTGACCGAAGTATCGTTGACAGTTGCGTACTTCATCGGTGCGCCGTTGTCGGACCTCACAACGCGAACGATGTTGAGTAAGTCGCCCCACGCCAACTGCGCTTCGTGAAGGACGTCATCGAATGCCTGCGGTACGATTGCTCCACCGCCAACACCCAAGTCGCCGGAACCAGCAGTGCCGGTCGTGATACCAACGACAGTGCGGTTCTCCAGATGCTCAGACATCACACCACGACGAACGAAGTTCGTCATTGCACGCTTCTGCTCTGTCTTCGCAGCCTCTGGGTCGCTGAGGTCAGCGCCAGGATTGCCGCGAGGAGGAGCACTCTGCCTGCGTGTTTCACCTTCCGCCTTGGAAGTACGGTCGAGGACCGCAATATCTGCCTCGATCACATCGACATCAGCGAGCATCGCAGTTACCTGCGTGCGCTGTTCTGCCGTAACGCTATCTGCCGTGACGATTGCTTGCGCGTCGTGAAGCAGCTTGTTGCGCTTGTCGCGCATCTCTTGGATAGTCATAAATAAGTTCCTGTATGTAGGGATTTGTGTTGCTTTACTCGGCACTCATCACGGCTGTGGTGATTCCAGAGCATCAAGCGGACGCATGCGATTGAACGCAGTCAACAGGTGACAGCATCCAGCCTGAGTGAAACTAAACTTGATTAAGCAGCGCGGTGTTGCGCTACTTGGACGCGAAGCTCCGTTAGTTCTTTCCAGGAGCGGTCGTCATCAGAGACATCATCGTGACCGTCAACTCTCTTCGCTGCGGTCTTGCTGCGAGCAGAGCGATTCGGTTGGCAAGCGCAATGCTCTTGATCGCAGTCGGGATCGGAGCAGATACCACAGTCGCCGCCGACGCACTGAGCACACTCGCACTCGCAAAGAGTTGCATCTGGCTCGACAGCAGCCTTGCGAGCTTCAAGCCTTGAGCGAATCTCTGCTGGACAGGACGCCGGAATCCTACTTGCGCTAGAGCTGGTCGATACATACGCCGGATAGGTCACTGGGCTGATGTCGAGCAATTCCTCAATCTCCAGAATCCTCCGAGTTGCTGAGCCGTCTGGCTCGTCAGTCCACTGATCACGCTTGACGATAAAGCCGAAGCTAGAGCCAGTAACATCTTTCCGTTTCAAGCTGACCATAAGATCACGCGCCGCTTGTGTGTCAGGTGGATCGATCTCGTAAGCCAGTCCGCGTGCGTCGATTGATAGCTTGAGCGTGCCAGACGTTGTGCGACCGAGCACCACATCGGGGTTGTGATTCCATAGTGCGCGGCAGTCTGGATTCGATCCCATTACTGCATCGAACGCATGAGGGTCCAGGGACTCAGTGAACCAACCTAAGTCTTCACTTGGAGAATCAAACACCGCAGCGTATCCCTGAATCGCTGGCTTGTCTCCGTCAGTGACTCGGAACTCTTGCAATAGATAACGACGTTCGACTTTACTTGGCATCTTCATTAACCTCTTCTGTCTCTAGCTCTGTTACAGCCTTGACTGCGGCTGTCGCTCGGGCGGCGGAGATAACAATGCCGCGCACGATACGTTTGAACTCCTCACGCAGCCAGTCAGCATCCGTATAAGGTGGTTCCGGCCATTTGGCTGCTCGTTTCGCCATCGACTTGATAGCATCGTCGACAAGATCGTCATGCATCGCTGTCAATGCCGCAGGATCACTGTCCCGGTTCGACACTGCAAAGCCTGCGACAGCTTGGAGAAGCGGTCGGAAACAGGTCGTAATAGCGTCTGAATCTCGCTTGGCGCGATTGCCGAAGCGAGAAAGGGCATCTGAATACAAGGGGAAATACGTTCGCGTGTAGAAGCTCAGCGAGCGATCTGACTCCTCAGAGCCGCTATCGTCACCTCCTGGGTTCGTCTCATCAGGAGCAGGAACGGCAGGAGTCTTGTCTCCAGCAGCCAGGGGTTGATCCTGCAACGACTCTGTATCTAGCAACCGCTCTGAGTTCTGCATGTTCACAGGTGCCCACAAAACATCCCCTTGTGGCCCCATGTCGCTGAGTCCCATGTCTGCACGAATCTCATTCGTGGTCTTGAGACCCCATTGCTTCTGGACTGCATATCCATCTTGCGTGCTCTTGAAGTCACCACGCAGACGCTCTGTAACGTCGAAGCGGTAATAGAATCGACCGGAGTTCCGACCGAGCTTGGGCAACAGTTTCCGGTTCAGTTCGTTCTCAATCTTGACGAGATATGGAGTGAGGGTGTCTACAACGAAGCTCAACGATTGTTGCTCTGTCGAGTTGTTGCTCATCCTGGACGTATCACCGAGATAGTGCGGCGGCAGACGGAACAGCGCGGCAATCTGTGTACGCCGGAACTGCTGAGTCGCTAAGAACTGTGACTCCTCAGGACTGACGCCAATCGATGTGAATGTCCAATCACCAGGAAGGAAAGCCACCTTGCTCTGGTTCTGACCGCCCTGCTCACGCTGCCATGAATCCTTAATCTCGGCGCGTGTCTTAGGGTCGAGCGTTCCAGACTTGAGCGACATGATTCCGCTGGGGCGTGCTCCATTGCCGAACCAGCGAGCGGAGTACTTCTCCGCTGCGATGGCTGCACCGAGAGCTTGCCGAGCTTGCATGATCGGGCTGAGCCCCTTGAGTCCATCCCAGCCGAACAGCAGGACGTGAATCATATCCTCGGGCAGAATGTAACGAGATCCGGTCTTCATGCCATCTGTTGTCTTGTATGCGAGTGATCCATCAGCGAGACGAACTGGTTCCGTCCTGCGAGGATGCAGAGGCCAGAGAGCTATCGGTGTGTTGCCTTCCCATTGAATCTGGGCATAGCAATTGCCTGCCGCAGCGAGGCAACCAATCATCGTTTCCTTGAACGTGTGAGCAGACATCTCCGGATTAGCGGAGAGAGTGAGCAGGTCGTATATGTCTGCGTCCGCTGCGATGCGACGACCGGAAGCAAGTCGTTCCATAAGATGCAGGGGCAGACTTGCGCACGACTCAGCAATCACGCGAACCGCTGCATACACATCCAGGTGCTGCATTGCGGTTTCATCTGTGATCTGTTCGCCGCTTGCAGTGGGTTCGGCTCCAGTCCAGGAGAAGAGACCGGACAGACTCGACAGTGGTACGCTGGGATTCTCAAATTGAGACAATGCGCCGTCACGTGTCTCACTAAGACCAAGCCGGATTAGACCACCGCTATCGAATAAGGACATGGGTACCTGTAATCTCTTCCTATATAAAGAACGGCTCGAACGTGGGAGCTTGTTCGATGGAAACGACCATCGCTCGTCCGAGTGCATCAAGCAGCGCGCTAACGCCGTCTATCTTCTCCCTACTTCTCTCTTTGTCCGGTTTCATCAACCCAGTAGCGCCAATCTTGACCACCGTGTTACCGGCCATCCACTTGAGGACTGGGTTGCCGCCATGTGCTAACTCTTGGCGGAGTACAAGCTCCATTAGTCTCTTCAAGGGCGCGGTCATCGATATGTCGCCCTGGCGGAATGGAACGACTGTCAGGCCGTCACTCTGTAACTGCGTGACAATCTGCGGAGCCATGTACGGGTCGAATGCGACTTCGATGATCTTGTACGTTGCCGCCAGCTCGTTGATCGTTGCGCGGATCACGTCATAGTCGATGACGTTACCCTCGGTCAGATGAAAGAGTCCCTGACGTTCCCAGATGTCATACGGAACGCGATCCTTCTTGCAGCGCTTCGTGATGTTATCTTTTGGCAGAAAGAAGAACGGGATCGTGCGCCACATCTTGTCGTCGCCGAATGGAGGAAAAAGGAGCACGACAGCGGAGATGTCTACCGTCGTGCTCAAGTCCATGCCAGCAAAGCACGGACGACCTTTGAGTGCCTCAGGATCGACCACCTCATTGCATAGGTCCCACTGCGGCATCGGCATCCATACGCTGTGTGATTCAGTCCAGACTGATAGCCGGAAGCGCAGGAACTGATTAAGTGCCGAAGGGTCTTCCTTCGCCTTGAGAGCTTGCGCTCTCATGTCATCCAAGCTGACAGCGACGCCGAGCGATGGATTAGCTTTGACCCAATTGCGCTCGTCTTCCCAATGCTTAATGTCCTCGTCGTCGAGTCCGCATATCCAGGAGAACCACGTATCGTCTGGGACAGCACCTTGCAGAACCTTGATCGAGTATTCGCGTTGCTTCCAGCAGACCGAGTTCCTGTCATATCCGCTGTTCGTGATTGCGAACAGCATTGAGTTCTTACGCTTGCCCAGGGTGGATACGAATGCGTTCCATACTTCGTCAGTCGCGTGAGCATGTAGCTCATCCAGGACGACGAAGGACGGACGACTGTGAGCAAAGAGCGTCTTGCCTTCCGCTGAGCACGGCTCGAACTTCGCTGCCGTTCCAACGATGTGCAGATTGTTCCGATACGACTTGATTCGCTTCCGCAGAGACGGCGACTTGCTCACCATCAGTGCGGCTGTATCGAATACGACCTTGGCTGTTGCACGATCCGTCGCTGCTGAGAAGACGTTCGCGCCGCGCTCGGAGATTAGCTCATAGATGCAAAGCGCACTCGCTAAAGTGCTCTTGAGGTTTCCTCTGCCGATCTCACAGTACGCATACTTGAATCGGCGCCGGCCGTCATCAAAATGCCATCCGTACAAGATATAAAGCAGAGCAGCGTCCCAGGGCTCCAGGAGGAACGGCTTGCCGTCATACTCGCCTTCAACGCCGCAGATGAACCGCTCAATAAACTGAATGACTCTGAGACCACGAGCGGGGTTGAATCTTAATCCTCGTGCCGGTCCCTCTTCTAAGTCGTTAGCGTGGCGCTCAATCGCTAACCGTACCCACCTCGAGGTCAACTGTTCCCCGGTCAGCACTTGCTGTATATATCTCTCGGGCTTCGTCATCTATTGACCCACTGACCTCATCGCCGCCTATCTCCCGCATGAACTCAGCGAACGGATCCTTTTGATCCCCTGCTGGCTCGACTGCAAGACGTGTGCGACTGGATGGCGAGAGTCCAAGCTCGACGCCGAACTTCCTCATCTGGTCTGCTGCGGTGTTGATAATGCCGATCAATGGGTTCTGCATCGGGTAGCCAGTCTTGGTGCCGACGACCAGGACTGACTTGCCTTTGGCGACTCGCAGAGCTTGAAGCTCTTTAGTCGCTTGAGACCAGCGTGACCAAGAGTCGCAATACGCAGCCAACATGGCACGGTCAACACTGGTGAGAAGTCCTACGGCAATCAGCTCGCGGCTGACGCGCGACCATTCGCGCTTTCCAGTTGCGTCGAGTGCAGCCGGACAGGTCGGAACTCCACCGGGCTTTGGCTCGTTCTTGTTAAGAGCACGCTTCCCTGGATTGCCGGTGAGTTCCTTTAGTGCGGTCGGCTTGGGTCTGCGTCCTGCCATCTATGACTTCTCAATCTGGGTTATCTTCATTCCGTAGTCGTTGGGCTCAATCGAGATGCCTTCGTTGCGCTTTAGTGGTGTGCGGAACTGCGTCCAATTGACGTAATGGTGATCACGACCGTACTTCGTCACTAGCTTTGCGTATTCCGGATACTCATTCACCAACATGAGCGACTTGGGGTAAGTTCCCTCTAAGCTGTAAAAGACCTTGTCGTTGCCACCCTTGACTGACTGAGTAACCATCTTGTCTTGCTGGAACGCATTAAACTGGCAGGTACACCAGCCATCTTTCAGCATGTCGAGACTGAGGATCGTGTCTTCGTTGTAGCGCCCACGCCAGCGATACGGGAGATCATTGCGGATCAAGTTGCAGCTATAGATACGTGTATTGAGCAGGAACGGAGGGCGCTTGTACTTCCTGGGCAGGAACGCGCGGTAGTTAGGTCCAGCCATGCCGATGTTTGTATAACGTAGGCAGAAGTCTTCCATTACTCGGAAGTAAGCCCCACTTAAGACCTCGAATCGGAGGTTGTGATTCCAGCGCGTGAACTGGACGATGTTATCGTCGATCACCCAGTGCCAATCGGCACCCATCTGTTGAGCAATGTCCCATGCCATGTTGCGTGCAGGTCCTGGGCCGGTGCTCTTCGTCAGTCCGAGGTTATCAAGTGTCTGGTAGTCCCTCTTATAGCTTGAATCGAGCACGATAATGTTCTTAGCTGGCACTACGCTTGCATACTGCTGATACTCCTGCTCCTCAACGATTGCATAGAAGTCTTCAATGCCCATCCGCTGCAATGCTTTGATCGTGAGGCGGCTATCCCATCGGGACAGGCTCGGAATGAATAGCGGAAATCTCGGTTGAGTCTTGCTCAACATACTTTGTCTTCCGTGCGACTATTGGTTTCTGTTCCGGATACCAAAGGTACTTCGTCTTGTCTGTAATGGTCTGCCCGATCACCTTGGCGAAGGCTTGCACATCTTCTTCGCTCTGGAAGTGCAGCGTGATCTGTCTGGCTTGCACATCAATGTTGTGCGCTTCCGGCATCCCCATCCGTGCCCATTCGGCTTCGGCTTCGGCGCTGGTGGGCTGCTCGCACTTCCCCGTTGCTATGTCAAGCTCTGCGTCAGTGAAGAATGGTTTCAGTTCGAGGTCGGTTGATAGCTCGTCGAGAATCCCGGGGTCCCACTCCAGACCCACTTCGCTTGCCCTGTTGTCAGCGATTGCGAGTCCGCGTGCTTTTGGGTCATCGATGGAGAGATCAGTCCGCTGGACTGCTACAAGCTGAGAGCCATCCGACTGCACGACGATGACGTTCTCAATCCCCGCCGCCTGAGCTTCCGTGAACGTCTTATTTCCAGCGATGAGAACTCCGTCACGGTCGATCAAGACTGACCGGCCAGCGCCGAACTCCTGGAGGCTCTTGGAGACCGCTTTCCTACCCCGGATAGTCCCTCGGTTAGCGTTCTTCGTGTCGGGTTTGAGGTCTGAGAGCTTCACGATAAGTGTCTAAATATCCCCTGGGTTCAAACCGCGGGTGTGCGCAAAGGACTGAGCGATGGTCTCCCGTCGGTCGTATAACGAAGGATTTGACTCCCATACCCCTATCTCTGCTCACTACTGCAATCAGAGAGCGGTAAGAGTGTCATTCCTGCGAGTAGGATCGCTCAGGATCGATTGACGGTGGTTAGCTGGACTTATTCCCTGTCTACTTGCCATTAGCTTTCCTGGACCAGCTCGACGACGGCAATACGGCGGCATCGGTCACACATAAACGCACCTGCTACCTGACCAACAGAGTTGAGCTTGACGAGGAGTTTGTTGCACGTCCGGTCGGGGTCGCCTATCCTCGGAGCGTTACAGCGTAAGCCGCCGTTACGCACGATGGCTGCTCCCGATGTCACGATGATCTTCAACACGACTCCTACTCGCCCTTGGCCGTCCTAGATGCGTGGCAGGACTTGCAGAGAGCCAGCACGTTCGATTCAACGAATTGAAGATCGGGCGCATCTTTGACCTTACGAATGTGATGCGGCTCTGTCGCTACTGTGATCCGGCCTTGAGCTTCACAGTCGATGCATATTGGGTGACGCTGTAGAAACCAGAGTCGCCACTTCTTCCAGCGTGGACCGTATCCGCGACGAGCGGCGCTCAAGCGGCAATCATCCTGCTTATGTGCCGGACACCAGCTATCGGCTGTCAGTGCTGGACATCCATGGGCATTGCAGGGTCGCAGAGGTGCGAATGGCATAGATTCAGGGAACGGCACGTATAAGTATGGTTGTATCTATGCTGCCGTCCCTGCTCCGCAGAATAAGGGGAAGCAGGCTATTTCCGGTAGAGGATACCGGCCAGGGCAGTATGGGTTGCTGTTTGTCCACTGTCGGACAGAGCGCCGGTTACTTCCCCTCTATCTCGTATAACTGTACGGAGTGTAAACCTGTAAAGAGGGTTTACACTTTCCAGAAAAGGCAGTTATACATAGTAGGGGCAGTTGTCATCTTGGAAGCTCCTCCGCTTCCAGTGCTCGACATCCAAGGGAATCCAGCACGGAAGTGATAGCGATCGCTTGGCGAGCTTCTGAGTCGCTGGCAGCGGTATCCAGGGACGGCGGAACTGCTCCAAGATGGAGGATGGCATACTGCCATTCGGAACGCAAAGACAACGATGCTGTAAGTTATTGAGTCTGTTGGCAGACGCTCTAGAATCATCGTTTCGAGAGGTCTGGAAACTGCGCTGCCTATACTAGTCAGTTCATAGAGGGGCAAGTTCTGGGGAAGTCACTGGGGCTGAGTCCTTCGATCCCCTCGCAGCGATGCAAGGATCAAGCTCCAGGGATAACAACAATCGGGCGTGACAAGCGGACGTGGGCAGTAAATCCCGGGTCCTCTGTTGTGTACAACCTAAATGGCCGATAAATATAACTGGGGAATGCTGGTATGGGAGACATTATGCAGGAAGTTGAAAGACAGGGAGAGCATGTCGAGGGAACATTCCTCTCGCGCCACGGCGAACTCCGTGCGTCGAGGCGCAGTGCTACAGATCGGGCAGCCAGGGCATGGTATGAGTGTGAACTGTGCGGAGAGTTCAAGTGTTTCAAGGTCAAGGATGTAAGACCTGGATGCTGCGTAAGCTGCGGCTGTAAGGGTAGGCGGCAGTTTACAGCCCACATGGAGCGTCGGGCAGAGAATCTGCCCAAGCAGACTAAATACGACCTATTCAGTGACTACACCGGGAAGCGGATAGGTATCTACGGACTAGCCCAGATGTATCGGCTAAGCCGATACGTCATACAGTTCGCTGTCAATCAATACAAGCGGTATCTCCTGAGCTTGAAAGCCTCATGGAAGACGCTCAAGAGCGTTCTGACCAGAGTGGAACTTCACTGGCTGGGCTGGAAGCGCAGGGCGATGGAGCATGATGCTGTGGTGGCTCAGCGTCGAGCTTATCTCGACGCGATGCACTGGAGAGATCGTGAGAAGTACCTTGAGATGGAACGCGAGGAGTGCGCAAAGATGACCGTAGAGAAGTTCAACGAGCTATATGCAGCCGCTCTTAAAGACGAGGACAAATACGTCGTCGAGATCGACGTCTGGCGTCCTCTGGCCTATGTACCTGCGTAACGGGATTAGCTCCTGACCCTGGGCAGTTGTGGAAGTACTTTGATGCAAGCATTACAGACAGCTTAGACGTAGTCATTACAGATCGCCACCCGCGAGTTGACGCATTCCGCCGGACTCCGACCCGCAAACCCACAATCCCCGAGCGCATATCTAGCGCCAGCAGTCCTGGAGCCATCCAGGACGGAGAAACACACCCCATGCTTTTATTACCAGCAACGACAAGTGACGTGAAGCGTATCGACCTTACACAGGGCAAGATTGCACTCGTGTCGGTTCAGGACTTCGACCGGCTCAGCCGTTTCAAGTGGCAGGCCCTATTCAACGGCAATCGTTGGTATGCCGTCAGATGCACGCCTGGAACACCGCACGGAATCACTTATATGCACCGAGACGTGACCGGCGCTCAGCTTGGTCAGGACGGGGATCACAAGCGCCGCACTGACACGCTGGACAACACGAGGCAGAATCTACGAGTTGCGTCTCGTAGTCAGAATCTCGCCAATCGAGACTTGTCGAGCCACAACGCATTCGGCTTCACGGGGATCAAGCGGAAGCCATCGGGCAAGTTCATCGGAGTCGTGACCCGACTAGGTAAGCAATTCCGCACTAAGGTCCAGGACACGATAGAGCAAGCTGCCAAGGCGCGAGACGTCCTCGCTCAGAGCCTCTTCGGTGAATACGCAGCCCAGACATACACAAATTAGTGAGCATCTATGTGTGACATCAATCCTCCGAGTCTATCGAGCCGCTTAACAGCCGCTTACCACAACCGCAATCGAGATGAGTTTCTCTTCTGGACGCTGGCGAAGATGACTATCGAGAGAACTGCATCACGATACGTGCGTGAAGATGATCTTGACGAAGTGGTGCAAAGGACTCTGATAGTCACATACGAAGGGCTTGCTCGATTCCAGATGGACCCTCGGCATGACGAACCAGACGGCAATACCAGCCTCCTCCGCTGGCTCCGGACTTTGGCGAAGCGTCAGGCACTCGACCTACTCAGGGAACAGAAGAGAGCCCGCGAGCTGCCCATCTCGCAGATCGGCAGCTTCCGTGACGGACAGTTCCACGGCATCGAGCTTGAGTACCTTCGGAACAGCACCGCAGTCACGCAGTTCATGGAAAGCTCCGCACTCGTCGAAGATGAGGAGCGATTCGCGCAGGAGGATGCGACCACTGCCGCGCTAGATGCGTTTCGAGAGCTACTGTCTGCCGACGATCAACGGATCTTCGATCTGTACCGCGAGGGCGTCGGTGGTTATGAAATAGCCCAGCATCTGGGCATCGGTGAGGACGATCCGTATACAAAGCTCCGCACGTGGCGCCGTCTGGCTGCTCGAATCGAGAAGAACAAAGCAGCGGTCGCCAGACTAGAGCGACTTCGGGATCAACTCAGCGAGAAGGACCAGCAACTCCTGGGCCTGTTAAGCAAAGGGATCACGAGAATTGAAGCCGCGCGCATCTGCAACAGGAATCCCACGTGGCCGAGTATGCGACTCGCAGCGTGGAGGAAGATGGTGACGACATGAACGTTGGGAAGTTCAATAAGGAATCTACCGTAGCACTTAGCAACGTCTCTCTCCGCCTCAATAAGATGTTCGCTGATCCGAAGCATGACGAATATGCATTCTGGACGCTCACACAGGATTACATCGGCAAGCTATTGAATCGCATGGTGTCGCAGGATGACATTGAAGAATTGACGCAGGACTGTCTGATTCAAGTATTCAAGAGCCTTGACAAGGTCAAGATCGATCCGGCGCACAGCGGAGCGAACAGCGGATACAAGTGCTGGAAGGGTAACTCATCCTTCACGCGCTGGCTGTCTGGCTTAGTGTCTCGTCGAGTAGCGAACATGAGGCGTGACCGTGCAATGGCGAAGGAGATTCCCCTGTCTCAACTCGGAACATGGGACGAGGCTAACGAGTGGCGGCCGGATGCGATTGAGGAGCTATCGAGCGAAGCAGTTGTACAGCCTCATAACCCTGACGAAGATGAGTTGCGTGAGAAGCGGTGGAGTCGAGCAGACAGGATCACCGCTGCGCTTGATCAGGTTCGTGAGTTATTGGACGACACAGACCGGGTGATCTTCGATATGTTCCGTGAGGGATCGACCAGCTATGCGATAGGCAAGCGCATAGGTATGCATGAGTCAAACGTCCGCCGCAAGCTGTGGCAGTGGAATCAAATGGCAAAGCGTGCCGGACTGGAGGTCCAACTTGAAGACAGAGAAGCCGAGGCTGATTACTCCGTCGCAGCTTGAAGCACTGAAAGGTCAGAATGCGGCGATTCTGGAGGCGATAGCAAGTGCTCGTACAGAGATAATGCAGGAACTCGACCGACAAGGTCATCGCATTGACATGCTGCGTGCGTTCGTCGCGATGTTACCCGGAGCCGGAGACGTGAAGCTCCCTTTTTAGTAACCCTAGACCGGCGCGACCGGCTCACGGCTGATGAAAGGCCAGAGATCGCATGAATAACAACCTTCCCCACCGCTCAGACAGTGAGCGAGAAGCATTGATCCTCACTTACATGCCTGTTGCACAGCGCATCGCAAGAGCCTGGGGCAACACAACCTATTCGCGAGAGGAAGCGGAAGGCGATTGTTTCCTCAGACTCGTCGAGATTATCGACTCCTCACCTGATGTGAAGCTCACCGAGCCGTATGTCGCGGAATCACTTAGGAACAATCTGCGCAGTCAACGGTCAGCCAAACAAGACGACTCCACCATTCCGGATGACAAGCTCATTTCGCTGGACGAGACGCTTGAGACCGAAGACGGTTCCGTGTCCCTGCATGAGTTGATAGCCGACCCTAATGCTGTGAACGCAGAAGCGGAGATGATCTCCATAGAAGAGGAGAAGGCCTCCGAGGAGCTTGCCTGCGTCATAGCGGAGCTACTGAGGAAGTTGTCCGCCACACAACGGAAGACGATCAATCTCGCATACGGGCTGGGAGGTTTCACTGCGATCACCATGACCGACGTTGCGAAGTGCCTCAGTGTCAGCCGGGTAACTGCTTATAAGTACCTGAATGCGGCAATCGAGATACTTCGCGCGGAGTTGATCGCACTGGGCTACGTCGTCCCACCAGCGGGTAAGTTCGATGTACGAGAGATGATCCTGCCACGCGCAGCATAATAACTACGCAGAGTTAAGCGTGTCTCAAAATGAGACTCGTAGTTATAACCGTTCATAGAATCACCAGCTTGCGCTTGACAATGGAATTACACTGTGATATGATTGGATGTTAGTAACTAATAAGCATGAAAGGAGTGCGGGGGCCTATAACGCGACCCCGCAGCAAAGCAGGGACCCCGACCCCTAGTTGTTCGGCTCTGTCATGTCTCTGTCGCATCCGCAGTTTCAGCAGAGTTTGGGAATCTTACCGCAGTCACCGGACTGAATTGAGAGATGCAACCTCGCAGTTTCAACGCGACTCACACGCCAGTGTGAGGAAAAGGTTGCCATATGAGTTCCAAACAAGCTACTAAGAAAGCTCCTGCAAAGCAGAGCACTCCGTCAACCGAGACCGCAGCGACAACCTTGTCTGCTATCTCCGAGAGCATAGCGAAGTACAAACCTGGAATGGACAAGCACATTGAAGAGAAGATGGCAAAAGCTGGTGCTGAGCTTGAAGAAGTCAAGCAAGCGCTGGCCACCTTTGCTACTAAGTGCAAACTTAACCCCGAACAACAGGAGTTCGAACTTAGCATACGCGCCGAGTTCGAGAATGTGGAGCGCGCGATATTCAGTACCACACGTCAACGTGGTGATGTGTTGCTGAAATACCATGCGCTCTATGGACCACCTATCAATAAGTTCAAAGCGTTCCTCGCCATCCTCGGAATGTCCAGGGCAACGGCATACCGGTACATGGCAGAGGCATCTGGAATGTTAGAGAAGCCCGCGCCAAAAGCCGCTCCCAAGAAGGTCTCTAAGACCGTAAAGGCTTATGAGTCCTTCAAGAGAGTACTCACCAAGGGTTCGCCGAAACCGTCCGCAGAGGAAACTGACGAGGACAAAGCTGATCGGGTCCTCAAAGTCATTACAACGTTTGTCGAACAGGCGGTGAAGGACATTTCCTTCAACGCTCAGCCCGCATTCTGTGTACGGGCGATCAGGGAAGTGTCAGACGCAATGACCATGCATGCCAAACAAGTTGCGGCCAGACTCCGGGCAAGCGCGGACGTTCCACTCACGGCAGAGGCTCAAGCTGACCTGGGAGGTGCCACTCCACGCGAGGTTATTGCCAAAGGCAGGATGGCTGATCTGTAATGAGCATCCCGACGAAGCACCCACAACGCAAACCACCTGTGTCGGCAGTGTCCAGTGATTCGAGCAGCGACCCGCTTGACTCGCTGGACCTGGCGGCACGCATTGAACGGCGAAGGAAGGCTCTCACAGTCAGGGAGCTGGCGGACGCCGTACACCTCAGTCCCAAACTAATCTATGTACTCGCTGCGAAGAGGATCGCACCTTCATATCGGATCAAGGGATCGATTCGATTTGATCCGCATCTGATCGCTGAGTGGCTGCGCAGTCAAGCTGCATAGAGCAAAAGAATGGCCCCGGCACTATGACCGGGGCCTTTCTGTGTCTGCTGGAATGACTGTCAGTCACCCCATGCGATTGCATTGATCTTCCGCTGCGTGTCAGGAAGCTCGGCAGGCGCCAAGTACCTCATGACCGTCGCCAGATCGCTGTGGCCCGTATACTTCATGACCGTACGTACATCGATTCCAGCCCGGAGCAGTCCAGTCGTGAACGATGCCCTGAACTTGTGCAAGTACCAGCGCTCACACTCACGTTGCTGAACACATCCGGTGCAATGACCGCAGTTGAGACCAGCAGCCCGGACGAGCCGCTTGAGCAGCGGGAGCCACTTCCAGTTAGGAGTGTCGTTGGATGTGCCGAGCACCAGCTTTCCGCCATGCTCCAGCTTCCACGCTTCAAGATGCTTGACTAGACTCGACGGAATAGGTAGCGTCCGTTCCGCTCGGTCCTTGATGTCGAATCCATCCTCACTGTGTTCCTTAACAGTGATCGTCCCATTCTTGAAGTCGATTTGATCCCAGGTCATGAACATCGCTTCCTGCATTCTCATTCCAGTCTTGAGCAGCACCTCAAAGACGATCTTGTGGTAAGGAGCATTCAGACTGGCGAAGAATGTCTTGAGTTCGTCCGCCTTGTAGACCTCGACGGCCTTCTCAGTGAATGACGGCCTCCGCGCAGCCAGCTTCTTTGTATCCACCCCGCACCATTTGAGGAACGCGAAGATCGCTTGATGTTTGTTGGCTAGCGTGCGGTTGGAGTTCTTCTTCGTCCGGAGAGCCGCGTACCAGCGCATGATGTGAGCTTCGGTGAGTTCATCTGCGAACTGCACCTTCACGATGGGCAGGAACTCTTCTATCGCAGTCGTGAATGTCTCATTCGACGACATCTTGCCGCGTGCAATCTGCCGCTCCGTGTATTCCTTTGCCTTGCGCTTGAGGTTGATACGTCCTGGAGTCTCAACAATCGTCGTTCCGGCTGCCTCGGCTGCGACTTGAGCGGTGAGCAAGTGTGACAGGTGAAGCTGCTCGGCTTGAGCATGTGCCGCATCGTCTGTAACGTTCTTCCAGACCGTCTTACCGTTGTCCAAGTATCGGCACTCGTAGTGTCCATCCGCGTACCCGATCTGAGCGCTGCCCACTTGAGCATATCGAGGACGGATCTTGCCATTGCGTCCGATCGCTGCCGGATACCGCTTCCATCCCACTCCAGTTACCTTGCAGCACCAGTACAAGCTGACCTTCGGTCCTGACATCGTTCTCACCCCTTTTGACTGTACAAAGACTGTACAATGGGTGATTTATGGCAGTCAAGTCTTTTGTTTTCAGTAGATAGATATAGAGTCCCTTCTTCGGCACCAAATGACGCTAAGTTATTTTTAAGTGAG